GATCTGGTGAACACACACGGGGTTTACGTGACCCCCCTCCCTAAATTGGTAAAAACTGGTGGAGAATAGCAATTGAGATGAGGTGATATATGTGGCTAAAAAGAAGGAATTGACGGTAGATGAACGGATCAAGAATGAAATAAAGAGTCTTACAAAATCCTACGAAGACCTACCCGAAAGTAAAAAGGCATCTGCAGAAAGGCTTATCCCAAGAGCCGCATATATGCGGATCACTCTGGAGGATTACGAAAAGGACATAAAAGAAAACGGCTCCTATGAGATGTTTACGCAGTCTGATAAAACAGATCCATACGAAAGGGACCGGCCAGTTGCCCGGCTTTATAATACCATGAACAAAAACTACCAGTCAATAATGAAACAGTTGGATGACTTAGTACCGAAGCAGGAAGCTAAGCCTGAAGACGACGGGTTTGGAGACTTCATAGCGGGAAGAAAGGATTAGTATGCTAAATCTCAATCCCGATAAATACCCAAGAACTAATCCTGACATCGTGTATGGCAAAATCAAGCCCAAAATTAAGAATGGATTTAGGAAATATCCAGACGATTATAACCCCATATTGGAATACTGGGAGCAGATAGTATCTGGAGTTATCCTGGTAGACAAGAAAATTTACCAACAGTATCAGGAAATTGTCCGATGGATAAATGATGACGGCTATAAAGAATGGTTTTACTCTCCAAAGCGGGCTAACCATATAATAGAGTTTGCGGAAAACTTTTGTTGCCACAGTAAAGGCAAAATGGCAGGAAAAAAGATTGTGCTTGAATTGTGGGAGAAAGCTTATCTATCTAGTGTGTACGGCTTTATTGACATCGAAGGCAATAGGAAACATCAGAGAGTTGTATTAATAGTAGGCAAGAAAAATGGAAAGTCCCTGTTAGACTCCGTAATGAGCCTTTATGGCTTGGTGGCAGATGGTGAAGGTGGTCCTGAGGTATATTGTGTAGCCACAAAAAAGGACCAAAGTAGAATTGTCTGGCTGGAATCAAAACGGATGGTTAAGAAGTCTCCGTCTCTCCGTAAGAGAGTTAGAACACTATCTTATGAGATCCTTTCCGATTTTAACGACGGCGTCTTTAAGGCACTAGCATCCGACGCGGATAGTCTTGACGGTTTAAATATCCATGTAGTGGTAATGGATGAGTGGCATCAATGGAAAAACGGTAGGGCCTTATACGATATAATGGCTGATGGCACAACCGCCAGAGAGCAGCCATTAATCATTATGACGTCTACGGCAGGAACAATCCGTGAAGATATCTTCGACGAAATATACGAAGAAGCAGAAATCCAATTTGACAACATGAAACTTGGAAACGATGTCGACGATAGGACATTGTTTTTTATTTACGAGCTAGATAAAAAATCAGAATGGAGAGACGCCAATAATTGGATAAAAGCTAATCCGGGAATAGGGACTATAAAGCAATTAAGAGCTTTGCAAGACAAGGCAATAAGAGTTGACAGTAATCCTCAACTCGAAAAGAATTTTGTCTGTAAGGAATTTAATATTCGCGAAACCTCATCGGAAAGCTGGTTGCCGTTTGAAGTCCTTAATAATACCGATAGATTTGTATTGAATAAAGAAGCCCACAATTTAATCCATGTCATAGAAGATGAAAAAGAAAAAGAAGTTAGGATTAAACACCCTTACCCAAGATATGGTGTTGGAGGAGTGGATCTTGGAGCGACAACAGACTTGACGTGTGCGACGGTTATTTTTAGGGTCCCTAATAATGACGTTCTATACGTCAAGCAGATGTACTGGCTACCTGGTACAATCTTTGACAGACGGGTAGAAGAGGATAAAATCCCGTATAATAGATGGCTTGACCAAGGCCTACTAAGAATCAGCGAAGGCAACAAAGTAAACTACAAGGATGTAACAAAATGGTTTGCTGAGATCCAGAACGAATCTGATATCTATATCTACAAAATAGGATTTGACCGCTGGGGCTCCACTTACTTTCGTGATGATTTAACTCAAACATTTGGAAAAGGAGTTGTCGAAGAAGTGGCTCAGGGACCAAAGACATTTTCGGATCCGATGAAGCGTGTGTACGCTGACTTGAAATCTAAAAAGATTAACTATAATGATTCGCCTATTTTCAAATGGAATTTGACAAATGCAGCAATTAAAACTGATACGAACGACAATATCGCATTGATAAAAACAAGTAACCGTAAGCGCAGGATCGACGGTGTGGCATCCTTTATGGACGCAGTTATTGTGATGGAAAATCACTACGAAGATTACATGAGTATGATATGAGGTGAGTAATTGGGATTATTTAAGAACTTTTTTAACAAAAATCCTTCTACAACTCGGTTTGAGATGGTGACTGAAAAAGGTAATGGGTATTACGCATGGGACGGTAAATTATATCAGTCTGATATCGTGAGATCCTGTATAAGGCCAAAGGCAAGAGCGATAGGCAAGCTTGTAGCTAAGCATATACGAGATAACAAGCAAGAAGGTTTTAAAGTTAATCCAGAGCCATACATAAGGTTTTTGCTAGAGGATCCGAACCCGTATATGTCCGGACAGATGTTGCAAGAGAAATTAGCCACTCAGCTTGAGTTAAATAACAATGCGTTTGCTTATATACATCGTGATGATAACGGTTTACCAGTGGAACTGTATCCGATACAGGCTGAATCGGCAGAAGCAAAATACGATAGATACGGGCTACTCTACCTTAAATTCACAATGCAAAACGGCAGGATGGTAACTTTCCCATATTCCGATATCATTCATTTAAGGCAGGATTACAATAACAACGATATTTTCGGCGAGAGCCCGGCAAAAACATTAATCCCTCTGATGGAGATAGTTAATACGACTGATCAGGGGATCGTAAAAGCCGTAAAAAATTCTAATGTGATTAGATGGCTGCTAAAATATACCTCCTCCTTACGCCCAGAAGATATAAAGAAAAATGCGGATGAATTTGTGGAGAACTACTTGTCTACCCAAAGCAAGTCTGTTGGCGTAGCTGCTACGGACGTAAAGGCCGATGTAACACAGGTTACACCGCATGATTATGTTCCAAACGCCTTGCAGATGGAAAAGACGGTGCAGAGAATATATTCCTTTTTTGGAACGAATATAAATATTGTACAGTCTAAATATACAGAAGATGACTGGAACTCCTACTACGAGTCAGTACTTGAGCCACTGGCTATGCAAATGTCCGGTGAATATACAAGAAAGTTGTTTACAAGACGCGAAAGAGGGTTTGGAAATCGTATTATCTTTGAAGCGTCCAGTCTCCAATATGCCAGTATGCAGACAAAACTTAATCTGCTACAGATGGTTGACAGGGGGGCCATGCTACCGAATGAGTGGCGCGAAGTCTTGAACTTAGGGCCTATTGAAGGAGGGGATAAGCCAATCAGAAGGCTTGATACAGCGTTAGTAAAGGGAGGTGAAGGCAACGAAGAAGATAAGCGTGAAGGGGGATATAGTGCCGAACAGTGATAAGTGGGTGTATGACTGGTTGGGGATTGATGCCGTAAGCCCGGGAGACGTAAATAAAGCATTAGCTGAAGCAAATGGTGAAGACATCGAAGTGGATATCAACTCCGGCGGGGGAGACATGTTTTCCGGATCTGAAATCTATACAGCCTTACGTAACTACAAAGGAAATAAAATAATAAGAATCGTCGGAGTAGCTGCATCCGCCGCGTCTGTAATTGCCATGGCAGGTGAAAGCGAGATAACGCCCACTGGATTGTTTATGATCCATAATGTTTCAATAGAATCTCAAGGCGATTATAGAGTGATGGACCATACGTCAGACGTTTTAAAAACAGCCAATCAGGCTGTGGCTAACGCTTATAAAGATAAGACGGGATTGTCTGATAAAGAATTATTGAGCTTGATGGATAGGGAAACATGGTGGAATGCAGAAGAGGCGGTCAAAAATAAATTTATCGATAAAGTGATGTTTGGCAAAGAACCGCAATTGCTAAACAGTGTTGGCGGGATCCCACATAGTACCATTGAAAAAATCAAGAACAGCGTTAGGAAACTGAGCGGTAAGAACAATGACCCGGCTTTTTTATTGCAGCAAGAACTTGACCTACTTAAATTGAAGGAGGAAATAACGAATGGATAAAAAGCAGTATTTGGATAAAAGAGGGAAGCTTGTAAATCAAGCGCAGAAGCTGATTGATGGTGGAAAGGCGAAAGAAGCAAAAGACGTAATGGAGGAAATTAAAAAGCTTGACACTGATTATAACGAAGCTGCAAAGGCACAAGCAAATTTGAAGTCTTTGGAAGACAGTAAGCCCATAGTTGACATCCAGAACTACAGCAGAAATGTGGAAGGAAAGGTGATTGACACAGTGGAAATCGGCAACATCGAAAAGCCAGATATGTATAATACGATAGAATACAGAAAGTCCTTTATGAATTACGTCCTGAATGGATCTCCTATACCGGGGAAATTTGTGAATGCGGACGCTAATACCAAAACATCCGATGTAGGATCTGTTATACCTACGACCATTTTGCAGAGGATAGTCGAAAAACTTGAATCTACAGGTATGATCCTTCCTCTGGTGACCAAGACCGGGTATCAGGGTGGCGTATCCATACCTACTTCCAGTGCAAAGCCCGTCGCAACATGGACAGCAGAAGGCACTGGAAGCGACAAGCAGAAGAAGGCAACTGGAAGCGTTGTGTTTGCTTACTATAAGCTACGCTGCGCAGTCTCTGTGTCGTTTGAGGTTAGCGTCGTAACTCTTGGAATTTTTGAAACCACGATTATTAATAACATTGCAGAAGCGATGACCAAGGCACTTGAGCAGGCAATTATCTCTGGAACCGGCGTTGGCCAGCCCAAGGGCGTACTGGCAGAAACCGTTGCGGAAGGGCAGAACATTGATATCGCTGCAAGCAAGGAGCCTGACTATAAAACATTGGTAGATGCAGAAGCTGCTTTGCCATTGGCTTATGAAAACGGTGCGGTGTGGTGCATGACTAAGAAAACATTTATGAGTTTTGTTGGTATGGTTGATGGTAATGGGCAGCCGATTGCCAGAGTCAGTTATGGTATTTCAGGGCGTCCGGAAAGATCCCTGCTTGGCAGAACTGTTGTCTTAAACGACTATATGTCTAATGCCGTGCCGACGGCGGATACTGTTGTAGCTTTCCTGTTTAATTTCAGTGATTACCTGCTGAATCTTAATTATAATATGACCGTAAAGAGATATGAAGATAACGATACCGACGATCAGGTCACCAAGGCTATTTTGCTGGCCGATGGTAAGGTTATTGACAAAAACAGTCTTGTCACTGTTACCAAAAAGACGTCGGCTTAAGGAGGGGAGCAATCCCCTTTTTTGGAGGTGGTTGAATGATTGATGATGTCAGGGACGCATTAAGAGTATCCGGAACTGATTTAGATACCGAGATATCAGACCTGATAGATGCTGCCAAAGCTGACCTCGCATTAAGTGGAGTGCAAAAATCTAAGATTATTGATGAGGATCCTCTGATCAAAAGGGCTATTACGGTGTACTGTAAGGCCCATTTTGGGTATGAGGATCCTAATTTGTCCAGCCGATTTGCCGAGAGCTACGATAGCCTGAAGCATCATTTAACGCTATCGTCTGAGTATGGCTATGCCTATGACTGATAAGCGACAGAAGATACAGTTTTTAAAACGTGTGACCGGTCACGATAAATACGGTGAGCCATACGACACATGGGAGATTGTAAAGACGGTGTGGGCGAGCAAAGAACCTATTTTAGGCAATGAATACTTTGCATCACTTACTACTAATACGAAAGTCGAAGTAAAATTTAATTGCCGATATACTCCCGGAATTACAAACGCTATGCGGATAAAACATGGCAATGAGATGTACGAGATCCTATCTGCTATAAATGTAAAGTCTCTAAACCGCGATCTGCTCTGCTACTGTAAGCTGGTGGACGAATGAGTATATATTTTAGGGTAGATGGCATGGAGAAGCTTATAAAAAGCATTGAAGAACTCGGGAAAGTCCCACAAAAATATGTGACATCGGCATCACGAAAGGCAATGACTGCCGTGCAGAAGGTATCCAAAGAAAAGGCACCATATGAAACCGGAAATTTGAGAAAAGGAATCATCCTCAGGGGAGAGAAATCGCATAGCAAAGGGAAGAAAGTATATAGAATTATTTTCGACCCGAGGATGAATGATATTTTTCAGAAAAAAAGTGGTAAATATGGTGAAGTTAAGGGCTACTACCCGGTATCTCAAGAGTATGGTTATTTTTCGCGGAGTGGTAATTACATTCCGGGGTTTAGGTTTGTTCATAAAAGTTTTAAACAGAATACCCGGAACATTGAAAGCACCATTATTGGCACTATGCAGACGAAAATAGATGCAGAATTAAGAAAGGCAGGGCTGAAGTAATGGAAACGGCATTAAGGGCCGAACTAATACGGAGCGTCCCGGAGCTTGAAAATAGCGTGTATCCTACGAATGCGCCAGAAGAATCTACGAAGCCCTATCTTGTATATGCACGCATCAGCACAGATCTTGGAAAAACGATGGAAGGGTATAACGAGGGTGGAAGCTACGATTATATGTTTAGCTGCATGGCAAAACGATATAGGGATATGAAAAGCCTTACTGATAAAGTAACGGATTTTTTAAAATCCTTGCCAAAACATTATATAGCAGAAGAGGAAGAAACCGCATTTGTGGAAGACATTGTAATTAACAATATATCTTTTACGTGGGAACCAGAGCTAAAAGTTAACAGAGGGATAATAGACTTTACAATATATGTATGAAAGGATGAGGGGAATGGCAAATAAAGCAACAAGAGCCGTGGGGACGGTTATAAAAAAAGGTGAAGACACAATCGGCAGTCTTACATCCATTGGTGGAATCGAAATAACTGTTGATAGCATGGATGTTACCACTCTCGACAGCGATGGCGGATATAAAGAGTCTTTGGGCACTTTTAAGGATGGCGGCGAAGTACCACTGGAAGGCTTTTTTGTTGCCGACGATGGGGGGCAGATGGCATTACAGTCCTCCCTTGATAGCGGGTTGGCGGAGGCATACACGATTGAGTTTCCAACAATACCGGCTGCTACCTGGACTTTTAAGGGAGTCGTAACCAGCTTTAAAGTTGGAGATGTAGAGCTCGATGGGGCAATTAATTTTGGAGCAACCATTAAGGTATCTGGTAAGCCAGTGCTGACAGCAGGGACCGGGGGAGTGGCATAACCCTCCCCCTAGGAGGTAAGCATGAGTCAAACAAAAATGTTGTTACATGGGTTAATAGAAGAAAACGAATTTGTCTCTGCGAATATAAAAGCCGAAAAAAAAGATGCGGTAAGTTTAATCCATCTTGAGATTATTTTGAAACCACTCGATAAAGAAGAACCGGAAGACGAATATCAAACGCTTTAAGGAGGGCAAATATGAAAGTACCTATTCAGCTTGACAAACCACGAAGCTTTAAATTTAGTATGAGGGTTATCAGCAACATTGAAGAAAAGTTTGGAAAGTCCCTGATGGAAATACCGGGAATGAATAATGGGCAACTGACAATGAAGGATTATGCAATTGTAATGTGTGAAGGCTTGAAGCACGAAGACCCAGAGCTTACCCCCGAAAAGGTTATGGATCTGGTAGACGAATACTCTGATATCATGACCGTATCAGAGGCCATGTGGCAAGCCTTAAATGGAGTACTGGTGGGAAATAAGAGCCCAAAAAACGCGGGAAAGCCGGAAAAGAAGTAAAAGCAGCAACGTTTACTCTCCGTGGTGCATGGGAGCAAGCAGCGTATATAGGCATCCCAATTAGTGATTTTTGGGAAATGACGATGGAGGATCTTAATATCGCTGTAAAGGCGTATAAGGACAGGGAAACAAAAGAGCAGCAAGAACAGATATACCAGGCTTATTTGATATCTAGATGGGTATGGCAAAAAGAGATTAATATTAAAAAAATCCTAAGAGACATGGAAGATCCGGGCAACGAGCCTATGACGGACGAGCAAATGCTGGCGAAAGTTAAAACGTTAAACACCATGTTAGGTGGAGAAAAGGCTTGCAAATCCTAGCAACATATGGTAATGTAAAGATAAATATAGCTAGGGGGCGTAGGCATGGGATTATACGGATCTCCGGAGTTATTACCTGACGAAAACGAGTATAGACGTGAGCATAAACAAAAGCATGTGCCAAAGTGGCCTTGGATAATAGCAGCGATCTTTATAGCGGGCTTTGCATTAAACAAGATGGATTTTAGCAAAGCAAATGTGCCAAATGTTGGAAACGCACAGAACGTGATATCTGTAGGCACCAGGAAAAACCCGGCTACAGTAAATCAATCGGTACAGGCAGATATACAAGATCAATCTGGTAATGCTTACCGGATGGAAGTTACGCTGATAGACTTTCGGCGGGGCGAAGAAGCTGAGAAGATTTTAACCGCCTGGCACAGCGCAGGAGATCCGGGAGAGGGTAAGGAACACGGATTGGCGAAATTTAAGGTTAAGTACTTGGAAGATAAAAACAATAAAGATACTCCTTTAACTCTCTCTGGATCAAGCTTTTTGTATTCCACCGAAAATTATAACGTATCTAACCTAACGTGGGATGTGCCTGGCATGGACCCGGCAATGACCGGCCAGCTGTATGCAGGAGCCGATCATCAAGGCTGGGTATGTTACAGCTTGGAAAAGTCCGATAC